CTAGTATTTGTAGGAACAGCCATAGCTTTTCCCTCCTTTGTTAAAGTTCTACAAAATCCTCAAACAGACTAACCGCATCATCAACGTGGCCTGACTGTTGGAGACGTTTCATTTGTGCAGTACGTTTTGCTTTATCCCCGGACTTCCTATCTTTTGGAGACCCGGCTCTAACTACCTTGGGTTTGTTTTTCAGCTTTTTTGATTTCACATCTGTATTCTGCATAGCATCATACTTCTGCGCTTTCATAAGAACTATAAGAGACCTGTGATCTATTAGAGAAGATATTTCTTCTGGAGAGAATCCCTGTCCCGTGGCGTACTCTCTAAGGTTCTTTGTCAACTCTTGACGGGTTTCCTTATCTTTCCACTCAGGAACTTTCTCAACCAGCATTCCCATTTCTTCTCTGGTGCGGTATTGTATGGCATTCTGCATTTCTGCTTCTTGCTGTTGCATGGCATAAGCCTGTTGCCCCTGCATCGCCCTTACATTTTCCTGCGCCTCTCTGAACTCATCACGCCTAGTAACATAAGCTATCGGGTCATCTTCCTTCAATGTTTCCCAATCAATGTTGGCGTATTCCTCAAGTCCTGTCATAGACTGATTAACAACTTGTCCAAGTGCATCTATGTACTGCTGACGCTCAGTTTGTGCCGCTATCATCTCCTGTTGCCACTGCTGTTGCAGTTGCCCCATTTGCTGACGCTCTTGCGCTAATTGTTGCGTCTTTTTGGTATAATCCGATTGCCGGCTATAGCCGCTAAGAAGTTCATCAAGGTTTACTTCCCGTTCAGCCCCATCGACTTTTACGGTATAAAGTTCCTCTTCTTCAGCATCGGTTTCCTCAGATTCTTCTTCACCTTCCGGCTCTTCTTCCTCTTCGGGTTCCTCTTCCAATGATTCGTCTTCCTCTACGGGTTGAGACTCTTCTTCTTCGGTGGGTTGAGCTTCCTCAGTTTCAGGCTTTTCCTCTTCAGGTTCCAATAGGCTGAGTAATGCTTCTTGCGCCTCGGCTATACTTCCTCCTGGCGCGGTGGGTGGCTGTAATCCAGCCGGTACTTGCGGGGCAGTTTGCGTATCCGCCATAATTTTTATTCCTTTATCAGATGTGTGGGTGTTGCTTGTCCATTATCTTAGCCATGTGTCCAGTTTCTACTATGGAGTTTATATGACCATGAATCCGATCAAGCAGTCTCATTGCAAGCCAGATAGATTCTCTGGCCTCCAAATCTGTTGAACCACTGTGATTCCAACGGTTCATTAAATCTTCTTTCAGTGTGTCAAATGCTTCGTTTAAGAGCGGGTCTTCTATTAGGGAACGCGCTCTACGCCCCCTTTCTTCTGGTGTCATGTGTTTCCTATTGCTACGGGCCTATTCTGTTGAGCCTCTAAGTTTAATTCGGCAGCTTTAAGTTGTGCATCAACTGCATCCTTCTGGGCCTCCTGCTGAATCTTCTGCATCTTAACCTGAATATCAGCAGCCTTTATCTCCAACTCTTTTTCTTTAAGTTGCATTTCCATTTGCTGCGCTTGCTCTTCTGGTGACGGACCTTCCTGTTTCGGTGGAACGGTTGCCGGGTTTGTCAGGAAGTCATCGACATTCTGAAATCCCATAGCTCTTACAAGAGCCGCTCCCAAATTATACATATTCTGAGCATTAACAATTGGCAGCCCACCCTTCATCGCCTCTCCAGCAAAGGAGAGCATCTGGGATAGATGGGCCATTTGCTGATCTTTATTACCACTTCCAAGGGCTACACTTACTGAGCAGTCGTACTTGTCTTTCCAGACATCGGGCCTTACCGGAATCCACTCATTACGCAACCTAACCATGCGCTCCCTGTCCTGATTCTTATATAACAATTCGTATATACATATCATCAAGTCTTTAACACCTGTCTCTGCGAAATTCCTAGCTATCAATTCGACTCGGCTTTGCGCGGCTCCCATAACAGCGTTGACAGCAGTGGCTGTCGTATGTGATGTGAGCGCATTATCATTCATTCCCTGAGACATTCGTGAAACGCCGGCTCTTGATTCCCTAACACTGTCAATATATTCCAGCATCTGGAATGTATAGGGTTCAAGGGCGGGAGTAGCCAGAGGGGTAACAGCGTTGGGGGATTTTACTCTGACCACCCCGCCGGGACGTTGTGTAAGCAAGTCATCTAAATTCGCTTGACCCTCAAGGACTGCATATCTACCAAAGTTCTGGTTGTACATATTGTCCATGAGATTTCTCATCATGGTACTCTTTATTAGCTGAAGGTCCATAACAAGGTCTGCAACAGATAACCCAAAGAATTTATGCGGTATCTTAACAGGGGTTAATGATACGAATGGAATCTTATCAATTGCATCGTTTGCTAGAATTTTATTTCCAACGCTACAGACCTTTCTTAATTCTGTGATCCCATCGCCATCGTAATCCGTTTTAAGGAAGGATTCAAATAACCAGTATTCTCTTAAACCTTCTTCCTCCTCCATGCCGGAGTCGCCCCAACCTTCCCAATATTCAGCAGATTTATCATAAGCAAATCTTTCAAGCCTTTCTCCAGAAAATGCCGTCATATTATCTCCAGCACCGCCTAAATCCTCTGGTCCTAAATCTTCATCTGGGTACATTTCTCTAAGTTCAGATAAAGTCTTTAGAACTCTATGACATACGAATCTTGCGTCCTGTATGTTCTTGGACTCTCTGGATATTAAAAACTCTGATGGCGGAACATTCTCTATCTTTATTCTTCCGTCATAACTCTTTCGTTTAATAACTAGATCATGGTATGGCGGTTCTCCTTCTAGCTGATGTTGAGTATGTTCAACAACCTCAACTTCGTCATCAGAGATAAGAACCATTAAACCATCTTCATCTAGGTTTCTATACTCCTCCCTTTCCTCACTCTCGTATTCATCCCACCAGACCTTTACGATTCCATTCTTAGATAAAAGAGCATCCGTGAACCAAGAGTATAATATCTCCCAACCCGGATTGTCTTTTGTAAAAACATAATTAACATAATCTGTAGCCTGTTCAGCCATCTTTACGTCTTCTGGGCCGTGAGGAGAAAATTTAACCATCTCATCCCCGGATGCAAATACGCGCATTAATGAAGGTTTGATCCACTCTATAGTATCTTGAACAGTAGTATCTACATACTGGCTTCGTCCATCCACCTCATTACCAAATGGAAGTCCATAGTAATACTTCATAGCCTGTTCTCTTTGCTGGGATATAGTATCCCCCATATAACCTAGAGAACCTGTAACCTCGCTACGGATTCTAGTGATCAGTTCTTCTTCGGTGATTTTTTCTTTTGCCATTAAACTATTCCATAGTTCCTATATTCTACGTCTGCTGTCCATGAGGGGTCTTCCCCTGCTAAAGCATGACGCTGGGATTGAAACGCATATCGAGTCGCACTCAAAAGGTCATCCCTCAAAGGAACCACCTTTCCATCTTTTCTGTGATACATCCTAAACTCCTCAAACCAATCTCCCAGAGTATTGAATACCTTAAACTTACCGGCTTCTATACTTTGCAACATAGCCATCAAACCCTCTTCTATTGAGTTTGACCCCTTGTTAGCCCCTAATGCCGGGGGATTGGTAAAATGCTCCAGCAGGAAATTACATCCTAAGTTCCTGTACTGGTCAGCTAATCCGGGGTTTCCCATGCTATCCCTGCGATTTCCGTCATGCGGGTAGGCTATGGGAATAAAATGCGGCCTCGTTTTAATGTTGGTCGCATGAACCGCTGGACTCGCTTTGGAGGCTCTGTAACAATCGTAGATGTAAAATGTTTCACTCTCTTTGTCTACAGCGCACCAAACCATTGCTGTTGGGTGATCCCAACCAAAATCTATTGCAGCTATTCTAGGCCAATGATCTTCTAACTTTATTGGCTCAATCATTATATCTTCTTCTGAGATAGGGAAGACAAGGCCGGAGCCTATCGAGGGTCTTCCGTATCGCCGCATTTCCCTCTCATGCGGGGAGTATGCTGAGAGAATCTGGGTCATTACAGACTCAGAGAGATGGCCCCTCTCCCCTTTCATGGATAATATCTTCTCTGACGCATCATCCCATGTCGCGTTGGTTAGAGATTGCCCCGGTTGTATCCGGTTCATAAACGAGGCAACCGTTTCAGTCATCCCGTTTTCAGGGGTGAAGGTCATGTAAACCATCCCCCTCCTGTCCAACGTCCTAGTTACGGCCTGTGAGTACAGTTCCCTGCTTGGCTCTTCATCTAACCACACACAGTCAACAGAGCGGCCCTGCCATTTCTCAACACCCATCTCATAGGCTTTGAAGAATAAAGAAGAGTTCCCACCGCTAACGTGCCTCACCAGCGCTACTGATTTGGCGTTAGGTACACCGGGCTTGCGTTCAGTTTTGATTATTGTTTTTTTAGGCACTGCGCCTGAACCGAAGGCTTCCGGGTCATCCGGGGAACCCAATAACTCCGCCTGTACAATATCACGGGTTGTTTCATTCGATACGCCACCACACCAAGCTGTAATAGGTTGCGTGTATCTACGCCCCCTCCACCACTTCGGGTATAAGCCGGTAAGGTGGTAAGCTACCTCCGCCGCTCCGCAATAGGACTTTCCTATTCGGTTAGCTGCCATCAGTAGTCGCTGATTACAATCTGCGCCGGTTTCGTGAAACGCTAGCTGGTAAGGGTAGGGATCATAGAAATCAATCTTGTTGAACCTCTCCCTCTGCCTGATCTCTCTAGCTATTTCTACCGCTTGTTCTAACTCTGCTCTTGTATGCGCTCTTTCTATATCTTTGCTCAGATACTTCAACCCCGCTTGCTGTTTTTCTTAGCCAGATAAGCCTTGTATGCTCTTTTACAGGATGCTAAAGTCTTATGCACCCCACCACCGAAACTCCAACCACCCTTTACTTTTTTGATTGGCATCAGTTTACCAGTTCTGGAATTTCCGATATGGAACTAGACCCGGTTAAGGCCTCCAGTTCTCTCTTTAACTCATCAGTAGATGCAGTCTCCACATGGGAAATTTCTGTTTGGACTTTCTCAGTCGGTTTGAGGCCAGCCCTGTCCAGTATATCTTTAACAGCTCCAAGTCTCACAGACTCGCTCTCAGCGCCTTCTGAGAGGGTTTTAAGCTGACTCAAGGCTCCGGGGACGCAATCCATTATCATCTTCTTGGTGCGGTCCTCTATCTCATTCTCATACCGCTTCTTGAGTTCATGGCCCCGCTGCTTAGGATGCGAGTATCCAGCCACTTCGGCTGCTTTGGTAGCATTCCCCGAAAGGCAGTATTGCTGTATGAATAATTCTTGTCTATCAGTTCTCAAGTAAACCCCTTCTGTCTTGGCTTAATGCTCCTTGATGAGCGTAATATCTAGCTGGTCTCTTCAAATAAGATGCGTATCTTTGAGGATACCTAGATGGCATATTTCTAACTTGCGGCAGTAAACCCTCAGATAACAACCCACCTATTGTTGACCTTGTATGAACTTCTGGAATTTTTCCCGGTCTTAGCGGAACCTGACTAGCCATCATTCTTTCTGGTATTTGTTGATTAGTTAATGGCCTTATATCCATATAGACTTTATTAGTGTCAGAACCAATATCCAGTATATGCTCTAATACAGGAACCCCACTACCTTGTTTCATCTGGTCAGTTAAGACATAAAACCCTTTAGAGGGGCTATATCTACCTCCGGGTGTGTCATTCATTATTTGTGCCATCAATGCCCGTTTATCGTATACACCCCTTACGGCTATTGTAGCTAGTAAAGTATCGTCTGTTCTTACGGATTGACGCATACTTATAAACTTATCATCAACAACCATAAACTGCTCTAGTTGTTTCCGGCTCATACCCGGAATTTTTAACATATTCTCTATAATGTTGGCTTTTGTTAATGGCTGACCATCAATAGCCATATCGGTTATAACAGTTTCTAACTCAGGTAAGTAACCTTTGCCAGCACCAGCACCGGAAACATTCTTCTGGGCTGATCTTACAAAATCATTATAAGGACCATCCATAAAAAATGGCTTGGTACTCAGGTTTATCTTATCCCCTTTTAACGCATTATCTACACCAATGTATGGCGCTATATGATTCTTTATTGCGGAATCGTCAATCGTTTCACCAAGAAGTCTTTTTACTATAGATGGGTCGTTTGCGACTTGGAAAAGTGTTGTATCCGCAGTTCTTGGCATCAAATACTTGCCCATTTCCCCGGATGCAAGTCTGGCTATTCTAGGATCACCGGGATTGAACTTCTCCAGCATGGATACGTTATAGGCCAATTGAGCGTGTATCTGCTCTCCAGCACTCTGAGCCATTTTATTTACATCTATAGGTTTACCACTTACCTCACTTAGAACAGGAGACCCGGTTTCATCCCTATACGGTAAATTTCTTGTGCCTGTTCCAGCAGCCCTTGCTTCATCAGCCTGTCTTACAGCCGAATTACGGACCATAGTCAATCTTTCAAGTTCACGATAGACATTGTCAGTTATACCAAAATTCCTTCTCAGCCAAGCATCTTGAGATTTTGTTAGCTTGGCCCAAGGATTTCTCCATCCAGCAGTCTTAGCCATCTCTTTCAAGTGTAATGCTTGTGGATGATAGAGAGCCTGTTGTGCCGTCAGGTCTCCCTTTATTTTAGTCCCTTCCCAAAAATCTGGACCAAGGTGTTCTACCCCCCTTAACTCCATAGTCTTCTCAGGCTTAGTATACCAGCCAGATATAACCTCATTGGTATCCTGCATTCTCCCCGGCTGTAGTCCTGCCCTCTGCCTTCTGGTAATTAGCTGGCCCATAGCGTTGTTAAGCTGGTTATACCTGTTCCCACCAATAACTTTAGACATCGGGGTAACCAAGTCAACAGAGGGAGATATGGCTCTAGCCCCCATTTGGGCGGCCTTTGTACCCATCATAGCTGTTGTTCCGGCCATCTTCAGGGGATTCGCTACATTCAATCCGGTATATACTGCTTGATCAAATAAATTTGCCAACCACGGGTAATCTTTTGGAACCTGCCAAGCGTTTAAACCTCCAGACGCATTCGCTACATTAGCAACCCAATCCGTTGGCTTGTCCATTAACTTTGGTATGAACCCAGATGCGGCCCTTACCTTCTCATCAAGCCAGTGACCACCTTTACCAATGGTCTCCATGTACTGTTGACCCCTCTCAGACTCAGGGGTATATCCGAATTTCTCCACCCCTTCAGAAACTGTGGGGAGTATTCCAGAT